TAAAGAACCGGAAACTGGTTCACGTATGCCATCTATATCTACAGGCGGTGCTGCGATGAAGGCGAGTATGAAACATGTAGTTGCAGCTAGTAAGCAAGGAATCATAAGTACACCGAACCAGCCTACATAGAGGCGGTTTTCGGTACTTGTGACCCACTCACAAAACTTCTGCCAATTAGAACTAGCGTCTCTTGTAATTGAGATTGCAGCCATTTAAAAAATACCCGGAATGATTTGACCTGTTGTTACGTATGCGCCTACGGCAGCTACGAAACCAAGCATTGCTGCCCAGCCATTAAACCTTTCTGCTTCGTGTGTCATTATTGGATTGGTGTTTGTGTAATTGTTTTCTATTAAACGTGTTTGAACTTCTATCTGTTCGATCACTTCGTTATTCATTATTTTTTAAAATTCAAGATCTGATCTATCTAACTTCGCTATGATATCAGCACGATATGCCGGATCAGAATCATAGCGAGGGTCACTCATAGCAGCGACCAACTGAGCTTGACTGCGGAATACGTCGTCAGAATTTGTAGGTGGTTTACCTGATAACATCCTTCCTTCATATCCATTAGCCTCTCTATATTTAAAGTTAAGACCTTCGACTGCTAATTTAATTTGATTAGTATTTCCAGTATCAAGTAAGTCATTAAATGCATTGATCTCAGTTTCTGACAAACTATCTGCAACCCAATTCATTAAATTGTTGTAGCCCTCTTCACCACCAGCAGATTTCTGTATATCATTTATCTCAGATGTATTAAATCTTTCATCAACTTCTTCAGTCTGAGTGATACCAGATTCTGCTTGTCTACCAGCTAAAAATGAATCAACCATAGATTTATTAAAACCGGCAGACTCAAGTTTAGAATACATATCTTCAGATAAGGTTCCATCATTTTCATAGAAATACTTATCCATTTGGTAAGGATCAATACCTTTATTTTTAAAGATACCTCCTATTTCAGAACCATAATCTTGTGAAACTTGATCGTAGTTAACAGAACCATCTTCTAAATAAGTTTTAGATTCAGGTTCAGGAGTATCTACTTCTTGGGTGGTTTCTTGGTTTTCTTGTACGCCATCGTCTTTGTCTCCTAATTTTTTTTGTAGTTCTATGTATGCTTTTTCTAAATCTTCAGCATTTTTATATTTACCAGCTAGTAACTCATCTTGTTTCTTAGCTAGTTCTTCTCCAACTTGTAGAGAATCTTGTTCTTCAGCTGTTAACTCAGATGAGTTTTCTTCTGTATTAACTGTTAATGTGTCAGCCATAATTTATTCTTCAGGTGGTACTTCTTCCTCTTGTAATTGATTAGCAAGTTCTGGATTTTTACTAGGATCCATTATTGGAGATCCCGCAAGTTGACCCATTTGATCTACCATTGATTGACCAGCTTGAGCTTGTTGCATAGCTTGCATCTCTTGATCTAATTGTTCTTGTGTCTTAATTAAATTAAGTACATCAATACCTTGAGCAGCAGCTAATCTTTTAATAGCTTCAAGTGGATTTACATATTTCATCAATGCTTCTGGTCCTAAAGTCTGAGCAATAGTACCGACAAATTGTGTCAAGCTTTCTCTGTCTTGTCCTCTACCTAAAGCATTAATACCAGCTACGATTGTAGGTCTAACAATATCTTTAGGAAGTTTAGGAATTTGATTACTTCTTTGTAGAACTAATAAAGTTCTGTTGAGATAAGGTATTAAGAACTCAACTGTGAGCAATGAAAATATGCCCGATAATTGTTGTTCTAGTTCTAACTGAGTAAGGCGAACCTCTTCAGCTGTAACTCTTTCTGCTTGTCTTACGTTCATAGCAAGGAAAGCTTCTAATAATCTTCTCTCTATTTGCTGAGTTTGGTTAGCAGCTGTTGCAAAATCCGCAGTCTTACCTACTTGAACAACTTGGACATCTTCTGCCCTGCCCTGCACAATTGCTCCATTTCCAGCATTAGCTATAGTTTGTGGTTTAGTTGTACTTGAAGGTGATACTAAAAATATAACTTTTGCAGCAGCAGCTGCGCCTTCAACTAAAGCTTGGGATAAACCTTCTAATGTTTTAAGGTCGCCAAGAAACTCTTCTACTCTGCCACGCCCATAATTTTCTCCATCCACGGTATTAAACCTGAGTACGAGCCAAGGGCTTGCACTTTTTGGAGCACTACTTTGTGTGTTAGGAATAATTTTATCGAATACTTCTTGATGCCATTGCCATCTACCATCAACTAATTTGACATATGTATATACTTCGACATCATCTTTTTCAGATTTAGTCTCATCTATTAGATTGTTTGGTTGAGGTTCTGGTAAATCAAAGTTTAAAACTTTTCTACTTATTAACTCTTTAGTGACTATCTCTAATACGTTGCCATTACCATCACGGTTTACGACATATCTTGAAAGTGGATAAGTTTTTAATCCCTCTTTACCCATAAAAATTAAGGCGTTACCACCAACTATCAAATGTTTAAGTGCCTGATGTATAGTCACTCTGTCATTTGATGCAGCGATATAGTCCATTATCATTCTTTCAATTTTTGAGAAAGAAAGATCTAGTTCTCCTTTTATTTCTGGGCTATCAAGTTCTTCTCCTAACTTATCTTCCCTAACCTGTAGCTTGAAGAAGCTAGTCTGTGGCGGTAGAACTGCGAGCATAAGCTTAGCAGCTAACGTCACCACACACTTAGCTCCGACTGATTGCCAAGGTACTTTCAATTGTTCGTGGCTTGGTCTAGACGATGTATCGTCTTGTATCAAGTAAGGCAACGTGAGTTCAGAACATTCGACTGCTTTATCTAAGAATTGTCTTCTTGTGCTAGTCAAACGTGAGTAACATTCACGTGCTGTATTCATGGTTTGTTAACTCCTCCGGCTGGTCCACTCTGACCAGTATTTACTTTTGGTGCCAAAGGTACTCTTAATTGAGAGGTGCCTTGTGCATATTGACCTTTAGCTTTTTTAGTTTTAGCTCTTCTTACCTGTGGATTTACTTCTGATACCGAAACTTCATTTGGTGGTGCAACTGGAGTTGGTGGTGCTTGAGGTATTACAGGAGGTAAGGGAGGTGGTGGTGTAGGTGCTGGTGGTTTTGGCGGTCTAGGTAAACACATTAAATTTCATCCTCCATTATGGATTTTATATATTCAATAACGCTGGCTTGCCCAGCTCGGTACATAATTGTCTGTACATCTTCTTTAGGATGAATGGGTTTCCATCCAAAATTTTCCTCAAGTTTTACTAGAAGCTTGTCTAATCTTTCGTTGTGAAGCTTAAGAGTATTGAGGGAGATTGGTGTTTGCATGTTCAAAAAATGCTGGCATACGCGCAGCTTTGGTGGCTTTAAATTCTGGTGCTTTACCTTCGTACATCAAACGATCACTAGCATCGAGCCAAAATTTTCTGCTCAAATATTGATCGTCATGTATGTTATGTAAAGGTTGCATGATCCAATTAATAGTTGCCTTCCTTAATTTGTCTAAAGAAGGACTAGGTTTAAGACCAAGCTCTGCACATACCAAACTATTAGTTGCTACATGTATTTGCTCGTCTCTTGAAATATCTGCACTTACGGTTCTTAAACCAGCATCACCATTAAAGCGGAAGAAAGGCAAAATCACAAAGAATATTGCCCTCTCTATTACTAATGCTTTTAATATTGTGTGATCCGGGTGTGCGATCCATGCATCTCGTAGGCGTAATGCCTCAGCTTCTGCATTATCATCGACGCCTATAGCGTTAGCGATATATCCGAGTGCTAAATCATGGTTGTCTTCATCTTTTATGTTTGATTCCAGTATCTCTCGACTCGCCTTTGGAATCTCAGAGAGTGAATCAGAAACAAACGCGCCAACTGGACATTCCATGTTGCGTACTGCAAGAGCACGGTAGATGGTCTCTTCTGCACCATATTTTAATAATCCTTTAGTAGTCTGGACAGGTGTCCATTTCCTTTTTCTATTTAATAATTTTTCGTAGGGGTTCATTGTTGACAGTCACAAGCTATATCTTCAGGTTTGTTGCTCATTATGTCTGCCAAGTATGCGTCAACATCTGATTGATCTAAAGCTGCGTAAGCATCAGATTTATCTTGAGTGTCGCCCATTACTTGCAAACTGTAATAGAGCGAAGTCTGTGGACTTTTCAGCCACTCTTCGATAAATGCCTCATCGTAAGTCACCATATCACTCCAAGAATTGAAGCTATAGCCATGAAGCAAACCAGTTCTATCTAGCATAATCATTATTTGATCTGCTACTTTTTTATAATTCTCCCATCCAACTTCGGATGCGATTTCAACGTCGCCATATTCCACAGTTTCTACCCCTAGTGTCCCCGAATCTCTATCAACTGTTCGAGCTATCGGTGGTGCGATCTCTGGAGTTGCTGTGAAGCCTTTGAGATCTCTACTTTTATAAGAACAACTTGCCGTTGGAGCTATAGCGAAAGCCCTTTGCATGTTATTTTCTTTTGCAATATTAGCTGCTTCAAGTACGCCCAGATAAAGTTCGCGTGCAGCTAATCCTGCGTAACCCTCGTAGCTTCTGCCTTCATTAATGGCTTCCAAAGCTTCGCCGAACTGGGCGTATGTGATTTTATTGTTTGCTAAAAAATTAGCTAAACCTAATAATCCAAATCCGACTTGCCTATCGATATCTGGTGTAAGGTATTCTCCAGATTCGCCAACCCCTGTGACACCATGGAGCTTACACAAGCTGGACATGCCTTCACGGAAACCTGCGCGTAAGTCGCCGATACGACAGGCAGACATATTAAGGTGCTGTAAGAGGCATGTCCCTCGTGAGGGCAAGTAAACTTCAAGACAGACGTTGGAGTAGATCCTGTTTCCTTCTTCATCATATTTTATTTTGTTGAGCCAGATGTCTCCTCTAGCAATTCCTGCAAGGACTGATTCCTTGACTTCATTTGGTTGACTATTCCAGTCTTCTTGTCCTTTAATGTCGACACACCGTTTAACCCACGGTAGATCCTGACGAGGGGCGTTGACAAAAGTAAGAATATCGGGATGTGAATAATCAAGATGGAGAACAACAGCGCCATTGCGGTACGTCCCCCCGCGCCTAAGTATTTCATTTAATGTTGAGTAGATTTTTCCGAATGATGTTGGACCTGATGCAACAAGTGTGTCAGTTCCTTTATTAGTTTTTGTTCCGCTGGGTCGTAGCTTCGACAGGTGGACTGCAACGCCTGCTCCATATCTGAGAGCATGCGATACAAATCTCCAGCTCGCTTCGATTCCATTTGGTCCTTCCATTGAGTCTTCAACAACAAAGACTGTGCATGATACGGGTAGACGGGATTTTGGATTATCAATCCATGACTGGACTCTGCCAGTTCGAGCTATTACATTTGCCATTTATACCAAATCCTCTAGTGTTGGTTCTTTATAGTTTGGTCCTTTTAATACTTTTCCATCATCTCTTTTAATTGGTTTACCAAAATCATCAAGTTTAGAAAGATTACTTTCATGAATACGATCTAGAGCTTCATCTAAATCCCAACCCATATTTACTGCATATTGATAGCAAACATAAACAAGGTCTCCTAATTCTTTTAAACAATCAGCATGTATCTTTGAGTTCCTTCTAAACAATCTGCCTTCTGCCTCTAAAAATTCTTTAAATTCTTCAATAATTAGACCTCGTTGATAAGTCATTACATTTACATCTTTAGAATTTCCTATGTTGTAGGCTTTGCGAAACTCTTTGGCTTGTTCTAAATTCGATTTCATTTGATAAGTAGTGGATGGCTTTTTTTAAATCTTCTATATCGTTATTTTTATATCCTGCTCTGCATACATATTTGATTACGTTTCCGAGGTGAAATCCGAGTCGTTGATCTCTAATAAAATCCCAAACATCGATAGATCCTCTTTTGTAATAGGTTGGTCCTTGGTCGTTGGTGGTTTCGGCCATTTATCTAATAAGTTTTTAATACAATTTGAAAGTACAAACGCCTGTTCCTGAAGAGCAATTAAAACAATAACTACATCTTCTTTTCTTGTCTCAGGTTTTGCACACATAATCTCAAGCTGTCGTAGCTTCAGATCTTGTTCCATCGTCAATTCTGTAATCGGCTTTGGGACTCCAGAGGATTGGTTCTTTTTTGTCATGATCGTAGTCTTCGGTAGTTAATATTCTTGCGAGCTGGGCATTGACTAATGCATCAGTTTCAGTCATATCTTTTTCTTTAAATGTTTCGACTACTGTTTGCCAAGAGTAACCTTTCTCTTCAAAAATCTTTTCGGCTTTTTTGATTCCAATACCGGGAACTCCTGAATATCCATCGGTATTATCACCAGCCATTGTTTGAATCAGATGCCACTTAGCACCTTCTTCAGGAGTGATAGTCACTCTTTCTTTAAAGTCATATAAATCACCGGGAATCTGTCTCATATCTTTGTCAGGACTGACTAATAAGTTTCCCGGATACTTAGTTGCATAGATACCCATAGTATCGTCAGCTTCTAATGTATCTTTGATGATTACTTTATAATGTAGTTTTAGATTATTTATGACTCTTTTAAATCCACAGGGCTTTTTTCTCTGTCGATGACCCTTGTATTCCGGTAAAATTTTTTTCCTAAAATTATTAGGGCTTGTAAAAAAGAGAATCATTTCATCAAATGATCCAAATTCATCTTTAATTCTATTTAATTCACGTTCAACGTTTTTATACGCATCTGAAAAATTAGAAGTAACAACTATTAAATCTTCACCAAAATCTATTTCTGTTTCTGTCGCGGCACAGCATTTATATACTATGTAATCGCAATCTATTAGTAATTTCATAAATTAATGTACTTCTGCCCATGATTTTCCGCTTTTTGATTCAGCTGCTATCGGACATCTTAAGTTGTAATATTCTCCAGCCAATTTTGCTGATTCTTCCAAAATACTCATTAATATTTGAGCATTATCAGGTTTAGTTTCATATTGCAGTTCATCGTGGACAAAAGCTAGTTGATGAGTGTGGGAATTGTAGCGAATACCTTCGTCTGCAATAACCATCCATCGTTTTGCGATTATTCCAGCTGAGCATTGGAGGAGATAATTCAAGGCTTTGTGAGTACTGTCTACCAATACTCTTCGACCATCTATTGCTAGTAGATAGCCAGCTGTAGCTTTTTTCTGCACAGCATTTAATAAATCAGCTAACCCATCAATAGCTTCAACATACGCCTTTCTAATTTCAGCTCCTTTTTTAGAGGCTTTATTAGGGGCAAGTTGTGGGTCAAAACTTAGACCTAACTTAAGGTTTCCAGCTCCATAAAGAAATGCGTAAGTTACAGTCTTTACTTGTCTTCTGGAGATACCTATTTTGTCAGCATTAACTTGATGTATATCATCATTAAGTAGTATGTCAGCGTATCTACCGCCGTCATATCGACCTAAGTAATGAGCTAACATTCGTAGCTCGATACCACTTAAATCTGCTCCAACCATTATTTTCCCGGGAGAAGCTTTAAACAACTCTCTAAATTGTGGTTCGGCTGGAACTTGTGCGAGATTAGGCTTACGATGAGCACATCTAAATGTGTTCGTACTAACCGAGCAATGATGATGTATTCGGTTAGAGGTCGTAGATAGCTTGAGCCAAGCGTTCACGCCTTGCGATATCATTCCTAGCTTCTTCTTTAGATCCAAAGCTTTCGCACATAATGTCGAGAAGGGATTGTTCATCTCCTTCAATGTAATCTCGTCGATAATTGGTTTTCCAGTCGTTGTAGTCTGGGTCAACGTAATGTTCAGACGATTCTGAAGAATCCATGCTATGTGATCTCTTGATGTTGGGTTAAACTCTATTAATTTTTGGGACTCGGCTCCTTCAATGTATCCTTGGGATGCGTTATTTCGTTTAGGAGTGAACATCTTTCCTCCAACGAAAGGGAATTGTCGTCGAAGTATTTCAACAGTT